TATAGATAAAGCAAAAAGATTAGTTGATAGTTTAAACGATGTTTCTTGGTTGTTAGAACAGCATGACTCTTTGTTACAATACTGTCATAAGAATAAATTAGAGATGGATAAATGGGGACATCCGGCGGAAAACTCTCAACAGCATATAGCAGATTATTTTAAGGAACAAATACATGTTTGATAAACTAAATCCATTTAAGAAAAAAGCAGAGCCTAAAAAGGTCGCCAAGAAAAAGAAGACCGAAAAGGAACTTGCTACAGAAGCAGGCGAACCATGGGTTAGTGTGCTGGGCATGGAACTGGATGGCGGTAGTTTAGACCGCGGTGCTTTTGAACTTGATTGGAATGACTTGTTTGTTGCTAAACTAGTTCGTGCAGGCTATCAAGGCAAAACAGACAACGACATTGTTGACAACTGGTTCCAAGATGTTTGTCGTAATGTTGTTCTTGAAAGTTATGAACAAGAACAAGCACAGCGTAATGTTGAGAACATTGACGAACACAGGAATGCTTACAAGTGATCTATGTAAATGGCGATAGCCACAGTGCAGGTGCCGAACTTGTAAATGATTATTGTTTTGCCGAAGATGATCCTAGATATCTAGCATATGGGCGCAGAGCACATCCGGAGGCTATACCTCATACATACGGATATAAAATAGCCCAAGCACTCAATCAATCATTTTTCTTAGAAGCAGAGAGTGCTAGTAGCAATGCAAGAATTATAAGAACTACACAAAAGACTATTTCTGAAACAAAAGATAAAAGCAAATTATTTGTTATTATCGGATGGGCAACCTGGGAGCGAGAAGAATGGGAATACTTGGACGGTTACTTGCAAGTCACAGCAAGTGGTACAGATTCTGTGCCAGAAAGTATGGAAGAAGAATACAAAGAGTGGGTCGTAAAACAAACTCCAGAAGAATCAAAGCGTAAAGAACAGTTATGGATTCAAAAGATCGCACAGTTTAGTAAAGAATTAGATGATCAAAATATCAAACACTTATTTTTTCATACAAACGAATACACCCAATATCTCAGAGAACAAGGTTACCAAAATGTAAATGGTGGTTATCATTTCGGAATAGATGCACACACTGCTTGGTACAAATACTTACTTCCTAAAGTGCAAGCACAATACCAGATTAAAACGGGCTTGACACAACCAACTAAACGTAGTATAATAACACAAGTTAAACAAGAGTTCAAAGGACTTAAAAGATAATGGCGACCTACTTACTTGTAGATACTATGAATACTTTCTTTCGTGCTAGACATGTAGTGCGAGGCGATGCCGAAACTAAAATTGGCATGGCTATCCATATCACTCTTAATGCTATCAACAAGTGTTATCGCAAGTTTAATGCAGATCATGTGTTATTTGCCCTTGAAGGACGCAGTTGGCGCAAGGACTTCTACACTCCATACAAGAAGAATAGAAGCGATAAGCGGGCTGCGCAGACCCCTAGCGAAGCCGAAGAGGACGCATTGTTCTTTGAAGCATATGACGACTTTACTAAGTTTGTAAGTGAGCGCACAAACTGTAGCGTAATGCGTTGTGAAATTGCAGAAGCAGATGATATTATTGCTCGCTTTATTGCACTACATCCTGAGGATACACACATTATTGTAAGCAGCGACACAGACTTTGTGCAATTAGTAAGTCCTACTGTGCATCAGTATAACGGCATTACTAACGAACTTATTAAACTTGATGGTGTTGTCACAGACGAAGACAAGCCTGTTATTGATAAGAAAACAGGCGAGCAAAAAGTTCCTGCAGATCCACAGTATCAACTGTTTAAGAAGTGTATGCGCGGTGATCCCACTGACAATGTGTTCAGTGCTTATCCTGGTGTGCGTGAAAAAGGCAGTAGCAAAAAAGTTGGGTTAATGGAAGCATATGCTGACAAAGATACAAAAGGCTTTAATTGGAACAATCTTATGCTACAGCGTTGGACTGATCACAACGGTGAGGAACATCGTGTACTTGATGATTACGAGCGCAATGTTACACTGGTTGATCTTACTGCACAACCTGCAGAGATCCGTGACTATGTAGATGATGTTATCCGCGAACACAGTGTAGCAAAGAACAAGCCTATGGTAGGTGCACACTTTATGAAGTTCTGCGGCAAGTGGGATATGCAGCGTATTGCAGATAATGCGCAACAGTTTGCCGAATGGTTACAAGCAAACTATGTGGAGGAACAAAATGGAATTCGTAGCTAAACCTGTACTAGAAGATAAGTTTTGGATCTTAGAAGATAATGGTCAAAAAGTAGGCACCATTCGCAGCAATGAAAATGGCGTAGTACTTACTGTTGGCAAAGAGAATCATAGTTTTAAACGGTTGGAAGAACTGAAGCAAAAGATGAAAGTTAGTTTCACAGGCAAAGAACTTGTCAACAAAGAAAAACTAGAATATGAAGTTCATGGGTATGCTTGTAAGACACAGCCATACAACGCAATCTTTGATCTAAAGCGTAAACTGCCTCTTTATACAAAAACAGAAGCAAGTCAAAGTTTCTTCTGCGCAGGTTATTATGTAGTGCATTGGGAAGATGGTAGCCATAGTCCAAGTTATTGTCCTAAACTTATTACACTAAGTCGCTATGAGTTTGATGGTCCTTTTAAAACTAAAATGGAAATGCAGGAAACACTGAGACGAGCAAATGGCTAGACCACAGTTTCCAAACTTAGATAGACTAGCGCATGGTTGTATGAACTTGCGCAAAGACAGTATGCCTGTAAATGCACAGGATGCAAGAGGCATTGCCAACGATTACGCTCGTTTGTTAGAATACATTACTGAACTACAAGATACTGTAATAGAACTGCAAAAAGCACAAGATCGTGTAGTAGAAGTTCAGTTAGACGGCGATACATTTTAATAAACTACGCATATTTCTGACTAAATAATAGTAGCATATTATAAAGTGAGATATATCAATGAGTCGCCCTAAACCAACGGTTCTATTAGAAAAAGTCGAAAAAGAAACATACAAAGCAGAACAAGTGTTAGCGAGTGAAGGCATTTGGGCGGTTTACTACGACAAAAAACCAATTAACTTAAAAACATTCAATATGCTTATCAGCTATCCAGGTCCTAAGTATAAAAAGGTTTCCTTCTCCAATCCAGGACATGCTATCAACCTAGCAAAAAAACTCAATAAACAGTTTCAAACAGATCAGTTTACAGTTGTGGTACTAGACAAAGGTAAGCAGATTTATCCATGATATGCTTACCAAGGATCAATACACGCAAGCATTCATAGACAATGATCCTAGAGAGTTTCATCTTAGACCAAGTTTTCAAATAGCATACATGAACTGGTGGCAAAACGCTAGACGTGATGGTGGGTTTAGACTTACGCAAAAGGGTTGCTTGCACTGTATTGATAGACTACAACTTGAGTACTTTGAGATAAGCATAGAGGAAGTAGAGCCAACAGGACGCTTTCTTTTAGATCTTGACAGATTTATCAAAACACCGTATTATATAAGAGATATAAAAAAGCGTAGCAGAAGTATTATTTTGTTCGATAAAAAGACACACTTTGCACTTACAATGTACAATGGTGATTTTCAGAAGTTTATAAATGCACACAAAGTTTAGACATTGTTACACCAGAGAATTGCACGACACGCATTGGCGTTGGATTGTAACAGCAGAAGTACCTAGTCACACACCCACAGAAAAACGCATGTTCCTAAAATGGATGCACGAACACTTTGGTGAGCCGGGCAATCGTTGGAGCATACGTTGGAGCATGTTAGGCGTAGATATACGCTTTCACGAACCAAAAGACTACTTTACATTTACCATGTTTCACAGTATTGAGCCAGAAAAAGACTAAATAATATTGTTGTAAAAGAATTCGCAAGTTGGGATAAGGCGCCAACATGTTCGCTCTAATGAAAATTAGGGCGGTTTTTTTGTGGTTTTTTCCTAGAAAAAAGGTTGACACATCCTATATATGTGTTATGTTTAATAGTAAGTTGTTTTTAAGGAGTGAGAGACATGACAAAGTTCGTTATTACAGCAAAAATGCAAAATGGTGATGCTTGGGAAACTGTACGCCATACTAAAGATGGTATGGAAACTGTAGTTCAAAACATTCTTAAAGATGACGCTGTTGTTAGTTTCTCAGTCGAAGAGGTTCGCATATAATGGAAAAAGGCGACATAGTTTGGCTTGAAGGCAAAAGCCGTCATGGCAAGAATCGTATTGAGCAGCATGGTAATCCATGGACTGTTAATGCAAAAGGCAAGTTTAACGGAAATGAGGCAGTGCGTATGCGCAGTGAAAATGAAACATTTAACATCGGTCAAGGTCGTAAAATGCACGACGAACGCTGGGTGTTCTT